GGCGATAGCTGCTTTTCTGGCTAATCTTACACCTGACGAGCGGGAGGCTAGGGAGCATGGTAAGTTCACGCACTTGTCTGGTTTGGTCTATAAGGGCATTAAGCGAGGTGTTCATATAGTGGATCCTTTTGATTGGGATCCAAGTTGGCCTGTATGGGAGGCGATAGATCCTCATCCTAGGAAGGAGCACGCTGTCATATGGGTGGGGGTAGCGCCGAACGGTGAGTTATATATAATTGACGATTTGTGGATACAGTGTGGGATAGAAGAGTTGGCGGAGATGATCAAGGAGAAGCGGTCTAGGGGGCATTACAGGGTAGTTAGAACATTAATAGACACATCATCAGAATCGCCTGATGGTACTAGAGACATGACACCTAGGAAGATGTTATCATTGAACGGCATACACACATCATTGGCTAGTAAATTTGCACAGAAGGCCAAGAGCATCAGGGCGGTGCAGGAGTTATTGATATTAAAGCAGGACAATTTAGGTGATTTAAGGCCGAACTTATACACCTTTAGCACCTGTCACAGGGTGATATACGAGTGGTTTCATTATGTTTGGAAGGACGATGGTGAGGAGCCAAAGAAGGTACACGACGATACTATGGATTGTTTAAGGTATATAATTATAGACGGTCCGAGGTTTGAGGTTACGACCAAGACGTACAGGCGTAAGGGCAAGCCTATGGCTGGATATGGAGGAACGACATGCAAAAACAAGTTGAAGGGGTTCAAGACATAATAAGAATACCGAATCAGGATATAGACACGAAGAAGTTAGGTGCGTTTATCATGGGTGAGGAGAAGAACTTAACCGATGATAACAGTGTATTTTCATCTAGGCTGCAGGATTATCTGTCAAATTGGGACGATTACTTTAGTCCACGGTTGACCAAGGATGAGAAGCCTTGGGCTGACGCCAGTGATTTTCACATACCGGTAACTATGTGGGTGGTGCGGGCGATACATGCGAAGGTGATGGAGATTATCATGGGCAGCAGGGATTGGATGCACGTTGTTGCTCAGGAGAAGTTAGACCAGAAGAAAGTTGATCAGGTATATTATTTAATGCGCTGGGCTGTGATCAGTTATGTGAACAGGCATAAGGGCATAGGCACTGTTATAGATGATTTCATTTGGAACTGGGTAACGATAGGTTGGGCGGTATTGGAGCGAGGTTGGGAGCAATATTGGCGTAAGACGTTGGTATTAAAGGATCTGGAGCAGGAGCGAATTAGGGCTATAGCGGCATTGGCTGGTACTGACATGGAGCTTTCCGACGAGGAGATGGCGGAGATGGAGCCACCTGTCAGGTTTGAGGAGGTATTTGAATTTGAGAAGATCTTTGATGGTCCTACTGTTAGGGCGTTAGCGCCTGAGGATGTGGTATTTCCTGGCAGGATGGAAGATGTATCTGACATGAACGAGCCGCAGATTGTATTGGTATATGAATCATTTGAGGAGCATGACCTAAATACGTTTAAGGATCAGGAGTTTTGGGATCCTGAGGTAGTGAAGGAGATTTTGGAACGTCATAGTTACACGAAGAAATCTGATGGTAACAAGCATAGGCAGCGGATTAAGGAGAAGAAGGACAAGGATTCTGGTACATATTTTGAGGGTAGGAACAGTGAGGCTACGAGGAACATAGATTTCGTTAAGGCTTATTTGAGAACGGATTTAGACAAGTATAAGTCAGGTGAGAAGGATTATGAGGGTGATGGTTACTCTGAGGAGATTGTTGTATTGGTGCATTTGCAGACGGGCTTGGTGCCGTATTGGAACTATTTGGATAGGGTTACTCACACTAAGGGTCGGATGTTATACAAGGCTGATTTTATACGTCGTCCTGGCAGGCCGTTAAGTTTAGGTGCATGCGAGATGTTATACCCAATTCAGAGGGAAGTTAACGCTTTTCACAATATGCGGGTAGATAATGGCATGATAACTAACGTACCTTGGGGTGTAGTGAGGGCTACAGCTAGCTTAAAGCCTGAGGAGTTAAGGGTAGAGCCTGGGGTATTATTTCCAGTGGACGATGTACATGCAGATATTAAGATGATGGAGATGAGGGACAAGAGTAATTGGGGTAGAGAAGAAGAGAGTATGTTGCTGCAGTACGCTGAGCGCATGACAGGCATAAATCCTATGCAGCTTGGCTCAGTACCAAGCCCCGTAGGAGGCTCGAGGACGGTCGGTGGCGGCTTAACTTTGCTTCAGCAGGCCGCTACCCTTATGAAGCCTCAGATCATCCGTCTAGCGGACTGTTTGGAGAAGTTCTTCAAGGATCTGTACATTGATATGATTCATTTCATGCCAGCTGGTTTGGAGTTTAGGGTATTGGGCAGCATGGGTGAGCCTAGGATCAATCCAGTTACTGGTAAGCCAGAGACTATAACGGTAGAAAATCCAGATGATTTAAGGGCTAACATTGATTTTAAGATCAATTTGCTCAGTGCTATGAGTTCTCCTGAGTTGGAGGAGCAGAAGGCTATGATGCGTTATCAGACTATGGTTAATGAGATGACGATGCAGATGGGCATAGTATCACCGCTTAATATGTACAATATGCTGGCTGACGTACAGCGGGCTAGGGGTGATGTTGATATTGATGATTACATCACAAGGCCAGCTATGGCTGACAAGGCGTCTGATGTTAACGAGGAGATTTCAGCTATAGTGCAGGGAGATATGCCTAAGATCGTATTAAACGATAATCATGGTGCGAAGATACAGGGTTTGCAGATGTTCTTTTCAAGTGAGGCGGCGGAGATGGGCTTGAAGAACAAGACTATCAGTGAGCGAGCGCCGAAGTTGATGGAGATAGCTATCATGCAGCACATGGCTATGCAGCAGATGTTGAACCAAGCGTCGGCAAACGTGCAGAATATGAACCCACAGGACAATCAAGCTAGGCGGTCTAGCGGTGCGGTAGAGACACAGAGCGGCAAGCCGTTGGGTGAGAAGCAGCAGGCTGAGCCAAATCCACCAGAGTCAAGGGGCGGTGGTGGACAAACTAAGGAAGAGAAGGAACCACAAGGAGGATCGTTATGAAGGAGAACAAAGAGAGAGATGCAAAGATCAAGGAGTGGGGCATGGCTATAGCTAAGTTGCAGTCTATGCCAGAGTGGAAGACGTACATTGAGTTTGAGAGTGGTGTGAACGGTTTGTTTTTAAGGGAGATAGCTGCAGAGAATCCATTTCCAGCATCAAAGGATGGTTCTCCAGTGGAGGGCCGTTATGAGGGCAGGATGAGATTTCTACGTGGTGAGATGGAAGCGATGATTAGATTAGCTTCACAGCGTAAGATGGCTGTTGATCTATATCAAAAGTCTGAAGATGGAGGTGAATAATGGAATTTGAAATAGTAAATGATAATTCACAGGTTGTGGATAATCCTGTGGATAATCCTGTGGATAACCCTAAAAGCGCAGACGATAAGCCTGATATAGTTAACGAGCTGACCGGCAGGGTAGATGCGTTAACTGGCAAGGTTGATACGTTGGTTGATGCGATTACTAAGGCTACTCAACAGCAGCAGCAATTACAGGATGACGATGACGATGACGATTTGGACCTAGACTATTTAGACGATAACGAGGGAGGAAATATGGCTAAGGATAACAGTATCATGAACGAAGATGGAGAGTTAGATCCAGCGAAGTTGGACAAGATGGTGACGGATAGAGCTACTGAGATAGCAAGTAAAATGGTTAACAAAACAGAAACTAAATTTACTCAGAAGGCTGAGTATGATCGTCAGAAAGCTTTCTATGATAGTGAGGTATTCAAGACATACCCTGAGATGTTTGAAGATGGTCATGTGCTTAGGAAGGAAGGGGATCGTATATACAATGAGCTTTCAAAAGATCCGTCGTATAAAGATAGACCAGATTTGATGCGGATTGTGGCAGATAGAGCTTTCTCAAACATGGCTAGAAGCGGGAAATTACAGGAGGTTTCATTGAAAAAGCGAGAGGCATTAGCGGCTCAGGCTGGTGGTTTACCAAGGGGTAGATCAGGCGCTTTAAGCCAGAGCACAGAACCATCAGATAGGCAGAAGGTGGTAGCAGGGCTGCTTGGCGTTGATAATGACAAAGTCAAGGATATTGTAAAAAAGTTCGGTTCGGCAAAAGTTAAGGTAAAATAGAGGTTTAGTTCTTGATGGTAAATTTAACTTTAAGTATATTTAGGAGGAATCATGGCAGCTCCAAAAAACAGGCTACTGCGCTGAAGGGTGCAACAAAGAAGATGGGCAGGAGTTCATTTAAGCCTGCTGATAGGTTTCAGATTAAAAACAAAGATCCAAGATTTGCGTATCGTTTTATCAGTCGTAAGAAGTTTTTAGACGGCGGTAATTACGATCATAGGGGTTGGACCCCTGTAGGTGGTTTTAATCGTTCTGGAGAATTAGTGGATCAGTCAGGTGATATTAAAGACGACACTACCTGCGTTACTTCTTCTAAGATTGTTGGTGATTTAATTTTAGCAAGAATGCCTAAGGCAGACGCAGAGGAACGAAATAAGTATTATGCATCGAAAGACGCGGATCGTCTGAAAAGTTTGAGAGATGAAGCTCAAGCTGATCGCATGAGGGATGGCATAGCAAGAGTGTCTGAATATTCTGATACAGACAATCCTCATCAGACAGACGGCCAAAGTGTAGACGAGGATATAAACGTCTACGAGTAGCAAGGGGAAGTAATTTAAATATAATAGTTAAAAAATAACAAGGAGGTTATTATGTATTCAGGTGGAGCGAATGTCGATAACCCACATGGGTTTCGTCCTTTAAGATGTTTAGGTGGTGGTGAGTTTCGTATTGAAGCCATGCCACTAGCTGCCGCAAATCAGATCATTGGAAAATATGATTTGGTTGATTTTACAAACGCGGGTGTTGTTGATGCAGCTTCTGCGGCATCGGCTCTCATTGCTGGTGTAGCGATGGAAGCTAAGGCAGCATCGTCTGGTGGAACAATTCTCGTTCTAACAAACCCAGATGTAATTTGTGAAGCACAGTGTGATGATGGTGCTACAGTTTTGATTGAGCAGACAGCAATGTATCTCAATGCAGATTTCATTGATACAGCAGCTGGAGCGGACGGAATGTCGAATCAGGAGATTGACGAAAGTTCAGGAGCTAACACTTCTACACTTCCGTTGAAAGTTATCAGGCTATTCCCTGATTTCAACAATGCGTTTGGTGAGTTCAATAGACTAGAAGTTATGATAAACAATCATGCATTTGGTGGTGGCCTCGGTGCTGCTGGCGTATAACTGGTTAAATAAGGAGGTTTTCTAATGGTTATGTTAAGAGCGAATTTCCCAGATCTTGATCTGGCTGATGCGTTGCCATTTATTCATCACCTAATCGATGATGAGTATGATCGCTACGAGAGTATGGTATCGTATTTATTCAATGTTGTTTCTTCAGATAGAGCTATTGAGCAAACAACTCAGATCACTGGTTTTGGTCTAGCAACAGAAACGCCTGAGGGTGGATCGGTTGTGTACGATGATTACTATCAGGGATATGACACGACTTACACGCATTCTAAATTCACTAAGGGCTTCAAGTTTACTGAAGAACTTATCGACGATAACAAATGGCAGCTTGCACAGCGTGCAGCTCGCAACATTGGTGAGTCGATGGCAGAGACAAGAGAGATTTCTGCAGCTCAGGTATTCAATCGTGCGTTTGATGGTACGTACACTGGTCCTGATGGTGTTGAGCTTTGTTCACTTCTTCACCCACTTATTGGTGGTGGAACGGAGCAGAACGAACTTACAGCTGCTGCTGATCTTTCAGTAACATCACTTCGTCAGGCAATTAATACAATGGAAGATACGGTTAATCATCGTGGCTTGAAGATTAATCTTCGTCCAAAATATTTGGTAGTTCCCAACGAATTACAGTGGGATGCTGATGAACTGATTATGTCACAGCTCCGTCCTGACAATGCAGAGAATGCTATCAATGCTTTCCGTTCTGCACAGACGAGGCTTACGCCTTTGGTTTGGCAGTACCTTACGGATCCTGATGCTTGGTTTATGGTTTGTGAAGCGTCGAAGCATGAAATGTATTGGTTTGACAGGAAGCTACCTGAGACATCGAGCGAGGTTGATTTTGATTCTGGAACAGCGAAGACCAAAATGGTTTCACGTTGGTCACGCGGCTTCAGCAATTGGCCTGGAATATTCGGTAGCCCTGGAGCCTGATAGTTGAATGATTACAACAAGTTGTAATTGTTCTTTGACAACCCAATAGCGATTTTATACTACCTCCCTTAACGAAAGGAAGGTAGTTATGAAAAAAGAAGACGCAATAAAGTGGGCTTGGCTTGGTGGTTTTATGGACGGTGAAGGTTCTTTTTATCTCGTTTTGCAAAAGAGGTATGCGAATAAAAGTGGGTTCAGGATGCCTACGGTTGTTGATGTTAGTAATACTGATATGAGGCTTATTAACAGGGTTATTGAAATAACCGAAATGGGAACTATTCGTAAATGCACTAAAGAGATTGAGAATCACAAACCATCTTGGAAAGTTGATTTTAAAAGGCACGAAGTAATAAAGTTGATTCCTAAGTTGTTGCCTTTTTTTAGTAAGTAAGAAAAGACAAGCTGAGATAATTTACGAGTTAGCTGTAAGAATGAGCGGTCATAATGTTAGATACTCACAGACAGAGTGGAACGAAATAATTAAACTGTATAACGAGTGTAGAATGTTAAACCGTAGAGGGACAAAGCCTTATGTCCCAGTTGAACCATCCGAAGTTAGACCCGCTAGATTTGCTAAATCTTCTAGGGTTTGTGATGTTGATGGGTGTAATTATAGACATTACGGTAAGGGTTATTGTAGGAAGCATTATCGTAAGTTTATTGATTATACTCGAAGAAAGAAAAGCGTAAATAATTTAACTGGGTAAGGGGGAGTGAGAGACTCCCCGCCACCCTTTCTTGGTGAGAGGGTCGTCCAAAAGGAGGTTTACAATGGCTTTAACAAGATTCCCACATGGCGTTTCAAGTTTTGGAATTCCAGTGTTTGGTGGAAGCGTTCCTTCAACTTTTGGTGATGTCTACTTTGTAGATTACAGAAACGGTAGCGACGGAAATAGCGGCAAGTCAACTGACAACGCTGTTAAGACACTATCAAAGGCTTATGCTCTCTGTACGTCTAACAACAACGATGTCATCTTGATTGATGGTGACAGTGGTATTGTTGAGACAGCAATGATCTCATGGTCGAAGAATCGCATTCATGTTTATGGCTTAGATGGTACATCTCGTAAGTATGGTCAGGGCGCAAGAGTTTCTATCGGCGTAACAACTGATACTGCTGATGTTGCTCTTCTTCAGGTTACAGGTGTTAGAAATAGTTTTCATAACATTAAGTTCTCAAGCTCCAATACTTTGACCGAAGGTAAGTTCACGGTTCAGGATGGCGGAGAATATACGGTATTTGAATGTTGTGAGTTCTATCTTTCTTCACAGCTTGCTGTAACTGATGCTTCTGAGTTTCTCTGTAATGGTGATAGTTCACAGTATCGCGATTGTACATTTGGTTCAAACGTAGCTATAGTAACGGCTAACGGTGAAAGACCTTGTGTATCAGTAGTGAGGGAAACAGTAACAGGGAAAGTAGCTAGGGATGTGTCCTTTATAGGGTGTAACTTCTGGCGCAATTCCGCTGATGTAGATAATTCTTTTATCTACAGTTCAGGTGCAACTGACGTAGAGAGGTTGATGCTTTTTGAAGATTGTCTTTTCTGTAATACACTTAAATCATCGACGGTTATGACATTAGGTATAGTTGCAGATGCAGCTTTAACTGAAGGACAGATTATTCTAAAGAACTGTGCTTCTTACAACGTAACTGACTTTGCTACACAGACAGGTATCTGGCAGGCTTCTGGCGCTGCTCAGGCTAATAATGGATGTGAAGTAATACAGTCGGCTTAATTGGATTGAGAAGTGGGGGTGGATCGCCCGCCCCCACGACTCACCTAACAAAACTACTATTGCCAAATAGTAGACATGAGAGGTGAAACATGGCTAAGGCATATGCAAGAAGTTTAGCGTCATTAGACGGTAACATAGTAACAGTTGTTGCGTCAGATCTTGGTAACGCAGTAACTAGATATACGTATTTCAATTTAGCTTCAGAAGGTTTTAAACACGCTACTCTCAATCATATAATCACAGCAACAACTCTCACTATAGAATCTTGCAATGCAGAAGTGACACCTGGGTCTGTTTTAAATGTAACTTGCTCTGGCACTGATGGTACTGGTGCAGATTTAGTGGCGACTACATTAAACACAACTCATGGTTATGCTGCTGATGATGACATGATAGGATTGAGGGTTGAGGTAACAGCAGATACGACTACTCCTGCAAACGTAGGTGAAGTAAGAACGATAGTAGATTATGCACAAGCTACAGGTACTGCTACTTTAGATGCAGTGCTTGGCGCCACTACAGCTAATGTAACCCAGTTTAAAGTTCTTGATTCTCAGGCAGCATGGGGTCCTCTAGTTAATGATCCCAGTGACGCTCAGTGGATTGATGTTACTGATTTGCTAACTGGTAATGCTAACGCCACAGCGACTGGTAGCTGGGCTATTGATACTCCGATATTTTATAACAGACTTAGGGTTAAGAGGGTTACTACTAATGCTACTAACGCTCTAATACTTTCACTTGTGAGAGGGAGGTAATAAATGGTTAACACGAAAACATCAGCTTCCGACTTGGACTTAGCTGTTTCTGATATACAGATAGGCGCAGTAGAGATTAAAAATAGTGACTCTGATGATAGAGTATTAGTGTCTGATGCTAATACTGCGAGGGCTGCAACTGATCACGTTTTATTGGTTCAGTGTATTGATGCTTCTGGTGCAGTTGGTGCTGGAACTTCTGACATAACAGCCTTGGGTGGAGAGACTTTAGGTGATCATGGCACAGCGGTTATCGATCATGGTATTCAGCCATTAGTAGAGGCTAAAGATTATGATGGTGCTGCATTGCCAAACGCAGTCACAGAGGGCCAAGCGTGTCGACCAGCAGCTTCATTGAACGGTGTTCAGTATGTCATGGTTGTTAGTGAAGATGGCTCTTCAAGACCAGCTTATGATTCGGGTACAGACTCTTTTAAAGGCTTTGAGATTAATCCATTATCAGAGCATCATGTTGAGGAAACACTTTTAGATCTAACGAACATCGCTCAGACGACCACGGCTTATGGTTACATTGATATGGACGGGTATAGATACCTTACTATTCAAGGAGAGACTTCAGGTACAACTCCAACAGACGTACTGACTGTAACGCTTGAAGCTACTTGTCAGGATGATGGTACGGCGGCGGCTTCTTGTGTATATCAAGATATTACTAGCGCATTAACTGGTGTAGCCTCTTGGGTGGATACAGATTTCACAGCAATTGTAGATAATGCAACGATGTTTAAATATATCCGAGTGAAATACGTTACGAGTACAGGCGGAGGTAATGACGCTGACCTAACAGTTTATATAAAGAAAGGATACTAATATGACAGTACATAGAAGTTCAAATTCGTTTGGAGATTTAAATGTTAGTTCAGACGGAACTCTTTTGCTTGGTGATATAGAGCTGACAAGAGGGTCTATTGGAAATTTTGATATAGCTCCAGCAACTCTAACGTCTGGTGGAACTGATGATTATGGACTGTATGTCGAGAGGACATTAAATGATGCTGGTGCAGCGGGTGGTGATGACGCATTTACTCTATTTGGTGGGTCTATAATTGATACAGACACCACTGGGTGGGATGATGTTTATTTGATTGATGTGTATTCAGACAGTGATTCAGGTGGCTTCTCTGTAAGCGCAGATGGTAGTTTAGAGGTATATGGGAACAGTGGAGAAGTAAATATGCAGCTCGTTAATGATGACCCATCAGACGCTGATGCGGGAAGATTGTGTTATATTGAATTTGGTGGTGCGTTATCTACAGACCCAGAATCGTCTCACTCTTTGGCTAAAATAAGAGTCACACATGAGGGTACTGGCACAGACGAAAAAGGCCAAATGGTTATTGTTATGAATGACGGTAACGATGGATATTCTCCATCAGTAGAGGCGTTAAAAATAAGTTCAGCCGGTGTCACAACACTTAAAGAATTTGTAATCAGTTCATAGGAGGACATAATGAAAGAACTAGAAAAAGCTCTAAAAGAGAAAAAGCTAGAGGACTTGAAGAAGGTTAAAACAGATAGCGGTTCGAATCTATTGGAGCCAACACAGGCTGAGATTGAATCCATTCTCACTGCGCTTAAAGACGGCAAGAGCTACAAAGAAATCAAGAAGGAAGTTCGTCGTGAAGTTGGCGTAGGTAAACAGGGATTCTCTTACGGACAGATTAAAGAAATCGATATGGCGAGAGAAGCGAAGGTTACAGAACTCACACCAAAGGATGATTAAATGGCTATAATACCGAAACCGATAAGCGCAATAGGGCTGACATTCAGAGACACGCTTAGAACTAAATCTGATGTTATACAGAATGGTGGGTCTATTACCGGAACACCGACATTTTCTAATGGGGCTACGTTTGATGGGTCTAATTATATTGAATACAATGTAATCCCAAAATCCTCTGGTAGCATTAGTGTTTGGATGAGAGCCTCAAATGTTATATCTGGCAAGGTTGCAGTTGGTAGCCAAACAGCAGCTCCAAACGAAAGATGCTATATAGGGTTCCAGTCATCTGTATTGGTTGGTGGCATTGGAACTCATTCTTGGGCAGTTATTGCTGGTGGCACTGTATATGTAGATACTTGGCATCATGGAGTGATTACTTGGAACGGAACAACGGTTAATCTCTATCTTGACGGGTCAAATGTTTATAGCGCAGCTCAGAGTGGAGAACCGGCGAATAGAAATATTTATATTGGTGCAAGCAACTATAGCTCAGGAGTTACAGCTCAATTTATAGGAGATGTTAGGGACGCACAAATATACAACAGAGCTTTAAGCCTGTCAGAAGCCCAAGATATTTATAACGCAACAACATTCTCAGAGATAGACGACAGTAAGGCGTTAGTATCTCTTCCGTTAAAGTCTCAGTACAACACAGGTTCACTTGAAGTGACTGAGAATATTGGTTCTCTAGGTGGAACTTCACAACTTGGAGATGGGACTACATCTACAACATTCCCAACACTATTAATTCCACATGGTATGAGTTTTGATGGTGGGGATTATTTAGAGATCTCAGATAATGACGCACTTTCTTTTGGAAATGGAACCACTGATAGTCCGTTTAGTATTTGTGCTTTGATTAATCTTAGTAGCGAACTTAATGGAACAGTGATGGCTAAGGCTTATAGTGGTGGAGTAGGAGAGTATATATTCGGAACACAAGGAGGTGGAATATTGTACTCTGTTTTCTTTGACGGGAGTGCATCTGCTTACATAGGAAGAAGTGCTGGTTCTTTTGTAGAACACGTTGGTAAATGGACTCATGTTTGTTTAACATACGATGGTTCTTCAACTTCCGCTGGACAAAGAATTTATATAAATGGTGTTCGTTCAGATACAGGGAACAACCAATCAGGGTCGTATGTTGCGATGGAACCTTCAGCATATCCATTAACTATAGGCAGACTTCTTACAACATATGCTTCAGGGAAATACCTAAATCCACAACTTTTTCCGATAGAACTTACTCCAACCCAAGTAATAGAATTGAGCAATAGATCGAGGAGGGGTATTAACTTATGAGCATATTCGATAAATATAACTCGTCATTAAAGCTGAATGTGGATTTGCGCCGAAAGACATTTGAGGACCAGACAGGCAATTACACTCAGTCCGACACCAAGACAGGCTACTGGACGAACCAAGGATTCAGACAAGATGGTGGCGATTCGTTTAGATATAATAACTCCTTCGCTTACGGACAAGCTCTTACGGCAGAGTGGTACGGAATCCCTGCTGAATCAGCAGATATGAGGCCGTTCTGTAAGGGCGTTAATGTTCTCAGCATTCGACTTCGTGCGACGACAAACGTAATTGCATGTTATCTTGCAGCAACAGGCTCAGTAGGCGCTGCTGCATCAGCTACATATAAAGTGAACGAACCTCTGCATATTATTATAACGTATGACGGAACGACGACGAAATGTTTTGTTGATGGTGTGTTATATTTGTCTGACGGGACTGCAAGTGGTAACTTAGCTGCATATACTAACACAGACATAGGCTCGTTAAACTCCGCAGCGGAAAGGTTTGAAGGTACTCACATTCTGTACAGAGAGTGGAACGCAACGATGACAGACGCTGACGCTGCTAAGTTGTACGAAGAAGCATTAGCTGGTGGAACAATTAATGCTACTCCAAAGTCAACGATACTTCCAGAGTCAACAGCAGTAATTGGAAGTCCAGTTCTTAATCTCAATATGAATCTTCGTGGGAAAAAAGTTTACGATACGAGTGGTAATAGCAACGATGGCACAGCACTCAAAGCAACAGATTGTGAGGGGATGTTTGGCAGAGCGTTAAATTTCGATGGAGACAGTTCACGGTTACACTGCGGAAGTGGCTCTACCGTTGATGATATTTTTGATGATGGTGGTACGGCTTCAATGTGGATAAACACACGAAGTGATGGAGAGGCCAATACAGGAAGGCTGTTAGATAAGGTCTATTATGTTTTCTATAACAGTGGTGAAGCCTCTGGATTCGTTAAGCCAACTTTCATCTTCGCTTTCGATGGCAGTAACGGTACATGGGTAACTACAAATTACACTGTTGCTTTAAACACATGGACACACATCGCTGTAGCATACAATAACTCATCTACTACCAATGACCCAATAATATATATCAACGGTTCGAGCGTTTCACTGACTGAGGCTGGTAGTCCATCAGGAACAAGAGTTAGCGATGCTGGACAATCATTAATAATAGGGAACAATAACGGAAGGACTGCTACGTTTGACGGCAAGATGGACTCAGTTCAAATGTGGGATTCAATATTAACACCAACGCAGATTAGTGAACTATACGAACAAGGTGCAAATAAACTCGGTCTATACCAAAGTGGTATTGATTTGGAGCAATCAACAGGTAACGTAACTGATGGATATATAGGCAACTCAGGGTTCGAAGTAACCTCTGGTACTTGGGATATTACAGCTCCAGCTCAATATGGAACAAAGGCGTTAAGGTCGGTGGCATCTGGAGTCGCCTCAATTAAAAGTTCTTATGCGTTTGGAACGTGGGAGTTTGATTTATATAAAGTTTTAGATACCTCGGAGCTTAGAGTTCTTTTAATGTCAAGCGCATCAGCTCTGGTAACTGACGCTAGTGTGGATGGTTATCAGCTTAGATTAAACTCAGCAGAGAGGGTGGCATTTAGCCGAATAGACACCGGTACAGATACAGCGTTAGGATATACAGCAGCAGATTATATCGCATTAAGTACCTGGTATACGATTAGAATTACAAGAACAACCGCTGGAGTCTTTACTATGTATATTAAGGGTGGTGCTTATACCTCATGGACACAGGTTGATGTGTCTGGTGGCGGTGGGACTAATCCAGTAACAGACACGACACATACAGCTAGTACATACTTTGTGGTGGACGCAGACGGTGGTAACGATATGATAGCTAATATTAAATATTGGCCGATGGTTAAAAACCCAACATAGGAGGTTGTTATGTTTTCAGGTGGCGCAGATCATTTTAAAATTAATAGTAGTGGAGTATTAGAGTTTGGTGGGGCTAACGCACCTGGTTGGACTAATAACTTAGGTCTGACATATGCAAGTAGCACACTAACAATAACAGATGCTCAAGGCGCTGCGTTATCTACAACTAATCCAGGTTGGGTAACAGTACCTAGCACAACAGCAGGAACGGTTGTGCCGATGGAAGTTACAGCAGCTTGGAGCGGATCTAACGGTAATTATTTTATCGATGATGGTGGAGCTAGTGACATTGTAGGTGAGGAATTTGGCGTGACTACAAGCGTAGCTTGGGCAAATCCAAGACCTTTCTTCCTTTACGCCTGTATGCAAGACGCTGATGCTGGCGTAGCTTTTGCTATTTCACCTAACCCTTGTGCTTCAGTAGTACCAGCAACGGCTAATATAGGCTATCATGCTAATCCAGCAGCCACGCCTTCAGATAATAATTTCTTCTTTCTATGTGAAGCAGATCCAACAACAGCGTTTGATACTAATCCATGCGTTAAAATTGGCGCTATTAATATGGTCATGTCAGCTAGTGACGATTGGACAGTTCAAGCACTAGCAACAGTACCTTCAGGTATAGGCCAGCATTTCATAGATGCACACCATGCTAAGGCTTGGACGATGCCATCAGGACAGAATGGAGCAACTGCAGATGCTGGCTCCGGTGGTTATTATTACATAAATGCAACTTCTGGAACACCTCAATATTGGGCCACGCCAGCAAATGTGCGCTACGTTTATACTATAGATCAATCTGGCTATGTTCATGTGGACTACAATACCGCTATTGCTGGAAATTGTGCTGCCGGATCGGCAGCTTCAACAAACGCTTTGGTTCTTCCCTATATGCAGGTGTCTGGGCCGACCGCAGCACCTTACGTTCCTGCTGGCATAGTTAAAACTAAAACAGTCAATAGAAACTTAGTATTCTCAATAAGCATAACTTCTCCAATAGCCACATTCACTGATACTGCTGTTACAACAAATGTTCAATGTAACGACTACGACGATACTGGTGATGATGTAAGAGCAAGTTTTAGGTATAAAGCCTTCTAAGGAGCCTTATGCGATTCGATCCTATAGGTTTACTAAGTAAGCTACTAGAGAAGATAGGTCTTAAAACTTGGAAAGAGAAGTCTGAGTTTTCTGGTCATATAGCTTGGGGTCTTACTTTTGGCCTAGCTGGTCTATACTGGCACTGGGGTCTTTGGATAGCATGGACAGTGTTTGTA